CAATGTAGACGTCGATGCTCACGCGGGTATCACCCCCAGTTGCTTCAGCTCGCGCGTGATGGCGTCGAGAAGTGTTCTCGTGTCGCCGGTCGCGCTGATGTTGATTGTGACGTTGTTGTTGCCCGCCATCGCCATCTGGCGGCCTTCAGTGCGGATCATGCTATCGTGAATGTCCTTCAGCTTCGGCAGGTACTCGTTGTTTTTCTCAAGCAGGTGTAGCAGGTGGATCTGCGAGTAGCGAACTTCCTTCTCGATCAGGTCCAACGTCTTGTTCATCGCCGCAAACTGGAAGTTCGAGATGATCGACGACACCGCCGTTGCCACGCCAGCCACCGCATTGACCACCGCCGTAACCGGGTTCGCCGCCGCCACGGCAGATCCCAGGCCACTACTTGCTGGTGCCGCTGCTGTAATCGCGGGTATGGCCGCGTTCGCCGCGCCGCCAAGCACGCCGGGTATCGCCGAGGTCGCCGTGCGCGCCCCCGTGCCGCCCAGCAAGCCGCCGAGTGCGCCGCCGACGCCGCCCAAGTTGGCCATTAGCCCGCCAAGAGCCGCGATGACTTTGTTGATGCCGTTCTCAATCACAGTACGGATCAGGCTCTTCGCGATCTGTTTGCCCAACTCCTCAAACTTTTGCCCGACCTTGCCGCCGCTTACGATGATGTCAGCCAGGCCGCGCGACAAGTCGGTAACGATGGTGGAGACCTGCCGGGAGATGGCCTGCTGCGTTTTTTTCCAGTCGCCTGCTGCGTCTCGCGACAGAATCTTTATCATCTCCGCGTTGCGCTTGGCGGAGCGCGCCTGCTCTGCGCCGGTAAGCACGGCCTCGCCCGGCAGGCCCGGCATACCCATGGGATTCGGCAACTTGCGAATGTCAATCGCGCTGCTGATGTCCGGTGGCATTTCCGCAATCCGCATCTCCCGCAATGCCGCGGCAGCAGCCCCGGCGGCACTGCCGTATTTCACCAGCGCAGCCACGCCGTCGTTCAATCGCTGCGTGTAGTCCGATTGCAAAATCGACAGACGCTCTTTCAGCACAGCCGTCTTGAAGTCTTCCTCGTAGCTAGATACGACTACCTGCCGATATTGCTCTATAGCACCCGTAGCCGCCGCCGCCGCTTGCGTCAACGATTGCGTGGCAGCCGTGGCCGCGCCGGTAACTTGCCCCTTGGCGCTCAAGCTCTTCGCGATTTCCAGCAACTTCGCGTTGAACTCGTCAAGGCCGATAGCCCCTGACCGATACTGCTTTTCCAGTTCCGCGACTGCTGGAGTCTTTCCGCGCAACTTCTTCAGCAGCATTTCGGTCGTGTTGGACAGATTTAAACTGGACCGGTTCAGCGATTCCTGCGCGTCGTACCACTGATACCCTGCGTATGCCAGAGCCGCCAAGCTGGCAACGGCCACGGTGGCGGCCGCTGAAAACACGCCGATGGCAACAGCCGCCGCTTGCGTCCCCGCCGCTACTCCAGCCATGGCCAGCACCTGAGCGTTCAGCGCCGCGCCGAACGCACCCACGACACCGATGATAGCGGTAATGGCGACTTTGAGCTTTATAATGCCCTGGATAATCGCGGCAATCTTTTCGGCCATTGTGCCGAGCACTAAGATGGCGACCGGCAGCGCAGCAGCAAATGCGGCCAACTCAATTACGGTTGTCTTTGTGCTATCAGACAAAGCGTTGAACGAATCGGCTAGCGCCTTGGCGCGTTCGACGCCGGGGTTCAAAAACTCGTCGATTATCTTTTGACCGACTGGCAGTAGTGCCTTTCCAAACTCCGCCGCCGTCTGCGTCGCCGCGTCGCGAAGGTTCTCAAGACTGTTTTTGAACGTGCCGCCAGCACGGTCGCCCTTGGCCAGTTCGTCAACGATGATGCGAATGAATTGCTGCGAAGAGATGCCCAGCTTCTCGAAGGTCTCGGCTGGATTGCCCAACGCCGCTGGGCCGAACTTTTCTTTGATTATGGCCGCAATCTGCGGGATACGCTCAATGATCGGGTCAAGGTTTTCTTTGGTCACCTTGCCGACCGCGCCCAGCTGAGATAGTTGCCGGATGACTTCCGAAAAGTCTTCGCGCCCGCCGCCCACCACTGCCAAAGCGTTGCCCAGTTCGCTCATAATGCGGCGCGAATCCGCGGCACTATTGCCCAGCGTCTGCAATCGGATTGAGCCCTTGACGGCTTCCTCGAGCCCTAGGCCCGGCAGCTTCGCAACTTCCTTCAACCGCTGCAGCTCGTCAGCCGCCGCGCTGGTCGACTTCATTGTTGCCGACAGGCCCTTGGACAACGTCTCCATGTCCGACGCGGCCTTGAGTGCCGCGGCACCAGCCAGCGCCAGCGGTGCCGAGATTCCAATCGACAACGCCTGCCCGGCCTGCGCCACGTCCGCGCCGAAGCGCTTGATTTTATTCAGGCTGGCGTTAACCTTCTTATCGAAGTCGTCGGTCGATGCCCCGATGCGAACGATCAGGTTGCTGAGAACAGGCATTAGCGCCGACCTCGCGCCTTAGCCGCCGCTTCTTTCGATGCCTTTTCTTGCTCCTGGTGCTTCATGTCCAGATACGCTCCCCATTCGCTGAACTCGCTTGATGACATCGTCGCCAGCAACTGCCCAACCGTCATCCGTAAATGCTCGGCGAGCGCAAACGCGAATTTACGCTCGCCGGTTAGTTTTTTGTGGCTTCAGCCGCCGCGTTCTCGGTCAGGCCGGATATGCGGCAGATTTCCGTTACGACGCGGTCGATGACGCTGCCGGACATCCCCAACAGCGCGTCCTGGTGAGCCTGCTCAAAGACAGGCTTGCCCGTCTCTGGGTCAAACGCCGATGCGATCAACAGGCGCACCATGGCAAGCGCCGGAGTGCGCTTCGCATCTTCTCCGAAACGGATCCGTTGGCCGGCGTCCATCTCGGTGATTCCGATCTTCGCGTCCCATTCGGGCACGTCGATCACTTCCGTTTTGAGTTGCACCGCCAAAATGCGGTCGGCAAGAGTCTTCATACCTAATAGTCTACGATTCCAATCGTCGAGAAAGATACGTTCTCACGGATGATCTCGTTCTCGCCGACGCTAATGCCCACGGACGATTGCGACGCGCCAAAGCGCCAACGGACGGTGTTGCTAAAGTCGGCGTAAAGGTCGATGACGTAGTAGCTGTTGGCGTTGGTCACGAAGTACGCGTCGTCATAAAACCGGCCGAACGTGCACGTGCCCTCGCGCTGCACCACGGCCCGTGTCTTCCAAGCGTCGCCGAACACCTGGACCTCTTCAAGCGTCGGCGTAATGTCTAAGGTCCAGTCGGTGCCCTGCGCGGCTTTTGACAGCGTCAGGAACGAGCCAGTAATCGTAATAGCGCCAGCGGGCGTGTAGGTCGGGAAAACAATCTTTCCGTTACCCCAGGCAACTTGGTAAAGCGCTGGCGAAACAGTCGTCACGCCGTCAAGGACGGTCAGCGAGTCGTTGGGATTAATCGCCCGGCGGGCCGCCAGCGTTATCTGGTAGACGCCGCCGCCCAATGCGGTGGTCGCCTGCCCGGTCATGCTGGTGCCCGCCCCGGTAGCGAGGTAGATGTCTGCGTTGCGGCCTGCGAGAACTGCCATGATGGCCTCCTAGGTGTAGCTGAGCGCGCCGCTGCCGGTGAACGTGTAGCTCGCAGTCACCAGTCCGTTCTCACTGGCATTGAGCGACGCCTGCACAAAGGCAGTGCCGCTGTAGTAGTTGGTGCCGTTGATGTAGAACCGCGCCGAGACCGACGTGCCACCAAGAAACGCCGTACTCAATGCGACGTGGCCGTTCGTGTCAGCGTTGTCGAAGCGCCCGCTTGCCGTGCCGCTAAACTCGCGGATGGTGGCCGTGCGCTCCTTCCAGGTGTCGCCGAACGACTGGGTCTCTTCGAGGCCGGTGGACACGTCCAGCGTCCATGTGTCGATCTCCAGCACTGTGTTGGTGGTGAGTCGGAAACTGCCTGCGTTGCCAGCGAGAATTGCCATATGTGCTCCTTAAACGTCGTGGATCATGTCAAATTCCACAACCGTTGCGTAAAGTTTTTTGTCTGTTTCGAGCGCGTCCTCGTACTCGTTTCTGCGCCCGTTGAGATGCGTGCTGCGAACTGTGAGGCCGCTGGCCGTGGTGATGGCCGCTTCCTGGCCCATGATGGCGGTGTAGACGATGTCGGCCAAGTCGTCGCTGGCCTTGCCATTGCCCTGCGCCATGCAATAGATGTTGATCGGCCGGCGCGTTGCGGTTGGCACGGCCCCGATGCTGTGAAACTGCTGGTCGTCGATCATCTCCACCACAATGCACGGGTACTTAGTCGCTCGGCCTTGATCGGCGTGCGCGTCGTATACCCTGGTGCCCACCAGCGCCGTCACGGGTGCTTGCGTTTGCAGGTACTTGTACAACGCTTGGTAGAGCCTCATGCGGCCCTCGCAATCGCTTCAAACGCGGCCTTGGCGCGGGCTTCGATAAGTCGCTTGATCTGCAGGCGCTTGGCCTTGATCGAGTCGCGGAAGAACCTGCTCGGCCGCGCGCCAGGGTGCTGAATCCTTGTGCGTACCTGGTCGCCGAGCCGCGCCAGCCAGCTAAACGCCGCGCCGCGGATCCGCATCTTCTTGCCCTTAATGGTGTGCGCCTGCGTGCCGAACTCGACCATGTAAGCGTGCGGCGCTAGGTTCTTCAGCGTAAACGTGTAGGCCTGCAGAAAGTTCTTGTGCTGGCGACCTTTGGCCGCCCCAACTGACTCTTTCAAATCGCCCGGATTGTAAATGCCGCGAAAGCGATGCGTTGGGTGCGGCGCAACCGGCGCGCGGCGCTCGACTTCGTCCTCCAGCATGCGCGCGCCCTGCAGAATGGCGTCTTGCAGCGCCGGGCCTTCGGCCGTGGCCATAAGCTTCTGGAACTGCTGCGTCAGTTCGTCCAGCCCCTCGACTTTAATATTGCGCGCCCGTGCCATTAGATAAGCACCTCAAGCGCTTGCATGACGAGCATCTCGTTTCGCTCGTCGGGATTGAGAATTGCCCGGATGTTGAAATAACGGACCTTCCCGGTCTTTTGGTCAACGTACTTCACCCGCATCTCGGGCTTGAGGTCCTCAACGTAGCGTAGCCGGATCGTGTGCGTCAGGTCGGCCATGACCTGCCGCGCCGCGAAAAACTCGCGCCCGTTGCCGGTCTCAATACTGGCCCAAGTCGTCGCGTACTCGGTCCATGTGTCGGTGCGGTCGCCGTTGGCGTCTACGGCGATGGTCGGCTCTTGAATGATGATTAGATGCCGCAAGGCGCCTGCCCTCATAACCACACCCGGAACGGCGCAATGAGCGCCGAGACTGCAAACGGCAACTCGCGCTCGTCGACCGCCGAAGTCGTGCCGATAATGACCGCCTCGCGGTGCTCATAAAAATGCGCGGCCAACATACGGATGGCCTGGCGCAGCTGATGCGGTACCTGTGTCGGCAGACCGTACCCACAGGTGAACTGTACTTCGATTGGGTCCGTGTTGCGGAGCGTGTCGGTAGGCCAGTCTTTCTGGTATTCCAGGACAATAGCCCCCGGCGTCCGCGCCGTCGATACGCCGTACTCGGTCGCGGCAAAAGTGCGCTGTACGCCGGTCGAGTCGGTGTATTTCACGTGCGCGACCGACACCAGCGGCGCGTATGGAAGGTGGATAATGCCGCTGCCTGGAAAGCAGTCCAGGAAAAGCTTCCAGGTCTGCGTCAGACAGCGGCGGTTGGTGATCGTTTCGATATGGTCGGTTGCTGCAAAGAGATACGGCTCCAGCTGCTCTAGCGGCTGGCCCATGGCGCGGGAATGCGCTTCGAGGTCAGCCGCTTCGAGCGGATAGCCGGTCGGGCCGGTCACAAGCTGGAGGCGTAGATCCATGTTTAGGCGATTTCAGTTGCGGTGGCAGAGCCGCCGAAACGCGGGCCAGCCAGAGCGATGGCGATGCCGCCGAGCACTGGCGAATCGACAACCTCGACGCACTTCAAGCGCACGCAAGGGTAGCCGCTGGCGACCAGCTCCTCGACGTTGACCTGGATGGCGTAAATCTGACTGCTACCGGCGGTCGTGGTAAAACCGGCCGACGTGCGGGCCGTCATCGCGCCCTGAATGTCGGTCGAGGTAATCGACTTGCTCAGGAAGCCCACGGCGCTGGTGTTGGTCGGCACAAAGTCGTCACAGGCCTCAACAGTGATAGTCGAAGTGCCAGTTGTGCCGACGCCCTTGTAAACAAGAAAGATGGCGCTTTCATGATTTTCGAGGCTCACGACGTCCGAAGTAACCGTGCCCGCGAAGGCGTCGGCCACCGGATCGAGGCCTTTAACAAAATGGAGGTTCTGAAGTAATTCGTATCTGGGCATTTTTGCTCCTTAGCGCGGGCGACTTACGCCGCCCGCTCCGGTGTTATATTTAGGCTCGGGCCGCGGTCGTCACAAACGGCGACAAAGTGTTGGAGCCCTTGAAGGGCGTAATCGGCTGCTTGACGGACGATTGGCCGTTGGCGTCGAATGACCACTTAAAGGTCATCTCGTCAAAGATGAACCGCACGTGCATGGACTGCGCGGCGCGAAGGCCGCCCTGCGTAATCATGACGTACTTGCTCATGTTGGCAAGCACAATGTCCCCGGCGTCGCCAAGCGTCTCGGCCTGCTCGACAACAATCACCGGGAAACCAAAGAAGGTGCCGTACTGCATACTCCCAACTGCGCTATTGTTCGGCAAAAACACCGGCTGAGTCCCTACGGTCAGCAGCGGGAATTGACCGATAGTGTCCGGGTTGCAAAACCAAGCGATGCGGTCGCCGGGATCGCGCAGCAGGCGAGAAAGCATGGCCGTAGCGTTTTCGATCACGAACGTGTCAGCCGCCTGACCGGACTTCTTGGCAACCTGCACGAGCAACTGCGCGCCGTAGTTCTGGACGCTAAAGCCGAGCGGCATACCACCACCGTTGCCGCGCCAAATGGCGTCATCCAACTTGAAGGCAATCTCGGAGGCGAAGGCATTCTCCAGCACCGCGCCCATGGCCGTTGCATTGCGGAGCAGGCGCTCCGTGGCATAGGCCAAGCACTTTAGCGATTCCAGCCGCAATTCGTGGCGCGAAAATCTGGGCTTGGTAGCCGTCGGCGCGTCAGCTTCGCCGGTCCAGTAGGCCTGGACGCCGCCCCAACGCGAACCGTTGGCGCGGCTGGTTTCGTCGATATACGGCAGGTCGATGGAGTCAGACCCTTCGTCCATCGGGATCTCGTTCACAAGCGGGAAAATGCGCGCCGTTTCGCGGGCCCGCTGCAACAGCACGTCGGAAAACGCCGTCGCGATGGCAAAGCCGCCGTCGGCCGGAATGCTGGCCGAGGACCCAGTCGCGGTCAGCGTCTCGAAGAGTCGCTTGTCAACTTTCCCGCCAAGGCCCTGGAACGAGCCAGCGGGGGACTGGGCAAAAGCAATCGCCTGCAAATTCTCGCCGAAGCTGGCCCAAGGCCGCTTCGCTTCGTTGTCGCTGGTGACGCGGGCGGGCTCGCGGGTCACGTTCGCCTTGGCGCGGGCTTCGAGGGCCTCGACCGCGGCGAGTTGCTCGCGGACGGCCTTCAGTTCGGATTCTTTGCTATCGACCGCCTGCAGATGCGCCACCGGATCGGCGGCACCGCTGGAAGCGGCGAGAACCGCGCTGTACTCGGTTTCGAGCGCGGAGACCTGAGAGAGTAGCTCTCGTTTCGTCATCGTTCCCCC